TATATGATTTGAGGTGTTCTTTGGTTTTTTTCAATTCTTCTTCTAACAATTTTATTTTGTCTTCGTAATCCATTTTGCTAATACAATACAGTAATATATTTTTAATTCAATTTTATCATAAAAACATAAAAACAAAAAAACAAAATCCCACCCCCAAAAATCAATCATATTTCACAATTTCGTATGCTACCCTCCAAATAAGCATACTGTTTATGTCGCCCAAATCAATTTCGGTCTCTTCTTCATTGTAATTATATTGTATAAATATTTGTCTAATATCATAATCGATTACGTTCCCGTCTGCATCCTTTTTATAGTTCCGAATAATATTCCCGATGATACGCGGTTTCCCTTTACAAAACACTTTTGACCCCCGTTTCAGTAAATGGTTATATACATTTTTGGAAAATTTCACGTAAATATGGTCAATACGTGGCGAGATAGGGTCCCGTTCATTCATTTTTTTGAATATAATACGGTCAACTGTTCCTGTATATGAAAACGTTTTATTAGTATACGGTTTATCATTCCGTTCATATACAGTCACAGTATCTCCGTATGATAAGTCGTGTATTTCTGTCAATAAATTGTAGTGATTCATTTTGTTGTATTTGGTATTGTATATTATATATTATATTATATAATATAAGAAAAATTCGATTCAATTTTTTATTCGCCAACCCATATACGGAGTTAGAAGCTTGAACCGAACGACCCACCCAAAACACTATTGGCAGCCATCGGTCCGGAAAATCCACCGAATTGTTGTGTTTGAGCCGTAACTTGCTTGCTGCTTCCTCCACCGCCCATCATATTATCGTAAGTCTCCATCAAAGTATTCGATTTGGTGGTGGCAACTGGCGCTGGAGGATATACGGTAGACTGCATTTGCGCATTGTCTAAATAATCGGCTTGGCTTCTGCTGTGGCTAGACACGGGTTGACTTGAACGAAGCTTTTTTTTAACGGCATCGCGACTATCGCTAGATGGTCCGTTCCATAGTTCCATTGCGCGGTCAAACAAAATGTTCACTTTAATACCCATTTTCGTTTGAATGCTCAAAACGATAATCAAAAACGCCAAAATGACATTCGTCAACGTCAAATTTTCATATTTAAACCCGCTGTAAGTAGGGAAATAAGTTATGGTACGATGGATGATGATGACACCACAAAACATAATGATTAATTGAATCAATATTTCGGCTAAAATCTCTAAACTACTATTCTGCGTATCGGCTTCTGGTATAAATCGCTGAATCGATTTGTTCAGAATAATTATCGGCAAAATACCCATGCAAGCATATTGAATGGTGTTTAATATTTCGGCTTTACTGTCATCAGTCGACGAAAATACATGAGATATAAAACCTTTTCTATTTGTATCTTTGGAATCTTGCAAAATATCCATTATTTATTTTCTATAAATTTGGCTTAGAAAATATATAGAAAAAATTTGTAAAATAACATATATTTTTGGTAAATAACTATTTAGAGAATTCGTATTATTACTGTTTATACTTATACAATGAGTCAAGGAAACGCCGCAGCAAGAAAAAGAAGAGCACCACCAGAACCAGTGCAAACATCGATTCGTCCTGGACAAAATCCCGGTCAAAATGCTCAGCAAAATATCGCACCAACTGGTGGCCTAACACTGCCTCAAGTTATTGCGGTCATTGATAATCGCTTAATCGGTCTGGAGAAATTCATGAAAGATACAAAAGACGAGAATCAAAATGGGCAATCGGCGGTTGGACAACAATCGGATTTGCAATTCGACAATACCAAATTGGTCGAGGAATTTGACAATCGATTCGAATTGCTAGCTGAGGAAATCAGCAATTTGAAAGATATTGTTCTTAAATTGCAATCATACACGATGGAAGTTAACAAAACATTAATGGATGAGCGTATCAACGTATTTTCTGATTTGGGTCATATTGACCAAGTGCAAGAAGATAGAGCACCCGCTATTACTTTCAGTCTAATGAATGAAAGCGAAGAACCGACGTCTGTATTATCCAGCATGAACCTAAGAACATTGGTCAATGAAGAGTTCGTGTTGCAATCGACCGTCGCATAAATAATAAAATCAATAAAAACATATAAATATATTTTTTTATAGATAAATACATATATTACAATGAATAATACAAACCAATTTTTAGACGAAATTTCTAAATTACAAAACGATTTTTATGCAAAAACGTCAAAAAACACGTTATTCAAAACAAAACAAAAGTTGGAATGTGCTGCAGCAGTATCTGATAGTATGGACATTAATGAACTCACCGCCAAAACATTTTATATTATCCCGAATACAAACCGGATTTTTTTGGATTATACCATATTTAAACTATACGCCAACCCCAATAATTATAATTATTTAGTCGATTGGGCGGTTTCTTTGATTATGCATTGTATTCACACACACGGTAGCTTTGATGTTCATGTAAATATAAATACATTTACGATTACGGCGTGCCAAAAATATAAAACAATTATTGAAATGTTTATGGATGCATGTTTCCAAACTGACTCTGAAGCTGTATTAAAATTGGGTCATTTATATATTTATAACATTCCGAGTGTGTTTGATAGTATTATCAAATTTTTAAATCCCTTTATTAATGATACGGTAAAACCCAAAATTGTAGTATATGATAAAACGCAAAGTCCTGCATTAATACAAAAATTGTTTATGTGAAGGTGAGCGAGTGAACTCCGGAACGTGAGTGAAGGAGTTCAAGCCGGAGTTATGTAAAACATATTGGATATTTTTCTCATATGTTTTATTGGTTCTCGTTATATCGATAAAAAACATCCCTTTAGATATACCATAATGGAAGTTCTCGTAAATATTCTTATTTTTCTCATTGTGTTGTTTTTGTATATACATATAAATCATCAATTAAAGCGCAGCGAAGATTTAGAAATATATGAAATGGATTATTCGAATAATAAAAATCTACAAGAAGTTTGCGATATAAAACAGCCGGTTTTATTTGAATACAAGGCAGTGTTCCCAGAATTCTTTGAAAATCTAACATATGACCATGTTTCGGAAAAGGGCGAATCATATGATATTAAAGTAAAGGAAAACAGTGATTATTGGATTAAAGATGGTGTAGATTCGGTCGATTATGTCGTTTTGCCTTTGAAAAGTTCTCAATCACTCATGGTTTCTGATACAAAATCGAATTATTTTACGGAAAATAACGACGATTTCTTGGATGATACCGGACTCGTAAAACATTTGCAAGAGAACAATACGTATTTAAAACCGGATTTTACATTGAATACCAAATATGATATTATGATGGGGTCGAATGGCGCAGCAACTCCATTAAGATACCACACTCATTTTCGCCACTTTTTGTGTGTCAATTCCGGTAAAATACATGTAAAAATGACGCCTTGGAAAAGTTCGAAATATTTACAGTCCATTAAAGATTACGATAATTACGAATTCCGTTCTCCAATCAATGTGTGGAAACCGCAAAAACAATATGAGAACGATATGGAAAAAATCAAATTCTTGGAATTCGACGTAAATGCCGGATATGTTCTGTTTATTCCGTCTTATTGGTGGTATAGTATAAAGTTCTCAAATGAACCCGAAAATTTGGTTTGTGGATTTACGTATGATAGTTTCATCAATTGTATTACGAATGTTCCCAATTATGCATTATATTATTTACAACAAAGTAACACACATAAAAAAGTGACCAAGACCATACAAAATAGTTATAATCCTTCGACGGTCAAAGAGTCGGATAAAGAAGAAATTATAGAAAAAGAAGAAACAAAAGAAACAAAAAAAGAAATAGAATCCTCTATGTAAATATGAAATATTCTGTATTTTCTTCATATTTATTTCCCGTATATTTATCAATATATCGCACTATATCTGGGTTGCCAAATATTTTACCGATAGCACCATTATTTGCATTTTTGGATACAGAAACCGACAAATTGGTATTATCGAGCGGACGCGCAATTGTATCTCCAGAAAGAATGTGATTCATATCTGTTTTTTTGCGGTATATTTTCATCATATTTTCGGGATAGGATATAGTTCGGACTCCATTCGCGTTAGCTGATGCTCCTAAATATATATCTATCATTTTGCGTTTCGACCCAATATCTCGCAATTCATGACTAACATAAAGACCAGAAAAACTCGGAAATTTATGCACTTGTTCACCATTACTGTTCGTTGGATACAAATAATACATTGTATTCGGAACTAAAGAAGCTAAACTATACGGTCCGGATAATAAATTTCGCATTGTTTATTTTTATATGACAAAATAAACAATATTTACAAACTCCTTCGACTACGTCTACGGAGTTTAGTCGCTCACCTACGACCTTGCTTCGCAATGTCTCCTGCTCGCTCCAATGTGTATACTAAAAATCATTTCTTATCAATTACAATCTCTCTGAGAACATTCTTCATAATTTTATCCATAAATTTGGCGTCTTCTTCCGGATTTCTTCCACCCAATGCAGCCAAAGATAGATGCAATAAATCTTCGTTTGCTTTCGTGTTAATATTCATATATTCTGGATTTTCTTCCCGCCATTTCGATAACTGATTAAAATTCTTTTTGGCAATAATATTCACTGCTCTTTTCAATTTACTTTTTTCGGGATTTTCCTTTTCCCATAGATTATCGTCTTTTATATATAATATTTCACGTTTCACGTCAGTGCAATGAACCGGTCTTTTATTCACATCGACGCCTCTCAGTCCATTTACGATAATGCGAGAAATACCCTCCACAAAACCGAGTCGCCCGGTCGCTTCAAAATCCTTTACTTGCAAGTGCAATGAATTCACGAAATCCATGATATTTAATGCATCCTTGCAAGTTTCATTTAAGAAAAACTGTAAATTGAACTGATTATTTGTTGTCGTATTGTTGGTTCCCGGTTTCGCGGCTAATTCGAGTAATTGTTTGTGTAATTCCATATTTTGTGTATTCTGTTCAATCAACATTTCCTTGAATTCTTGGTTTTGTTTCAACACTTCCATTATCATATCAACATTCAATACTGTGCTTACGTCAAACGTGTCGTCTATATCCATCGTATTTTCTAATTTGTCTGAATCAGATAAAGAACATACCAATTTGTGCTTGGTTAATCCTTGTCTGTACTTATATGAACTACCGCATTCGCAATTATGCTGATGGGATATTTTTGCATCCTTCTTGCATCCTTCGGACATAATTTTGTGTTTTGCAGTCATTATATGTTTACTATAATCTTTTTTGTTATTCGTTTTGAGTTCACAATAATCGCAAAAATATTTGGGGTTTTTTGGGGATTTTTCTGCATCCATTTTAGGCTATTATAGAGTGCGAAAAAATCCCCTAAATCTTTACGCAAAATATTTTTTACACACTTTATAAAATCTGGCTCGCACCAAATTACTTGATGACTTTTGACAATGTGAGTCAAGTTCCGGTATTTTTGCAGCGGGGATTTTTGTTGCATCCTATGCATCCTTGTCCCCAAAATGATGCAGCCGTTGTTTTTTGATGGTTTTATTATTTGTTATGTATTTACATAACAAATAAAATGGGGATTTTTATGCATCCAAAAACGGAGTGCAAACTTATCCCCGCTCCATAACGGCTATATTTTAGTGTACTGCGCCAGACCAATGTACGTTTATATATTTTATACAAAAAGTGTATAATTCGCAGCATAAATGCCCGTTTTTTCTGAAAAATTATGCAGTCCCGTTTTTTCGTGTTTTTTGCGATTTAAAGCATTTTCGAGTGAATCGATTTTTTCCCAAAAATTTATATCGCTTATTTGAAAAATGGACATTTATAAATGTCCATTTTTTCAAAGTTGGCCTATTTCTTTTTGGGGTTTTTTCCATGGTCAATTCTGTACTTTTTCTGGTTGTATTTCTAAATTAAAAAATATGTCACGTAATTGAGAACATTCTATATTAGTTTGGTGTTACTTTCTGCATTTTTGCAGCGGGGATTTTTGTTGCATCCTATGCATCCTTGTCCCCAAAATGGTGCAGTCAACGTTTTTTGCGATTTGTGCGGGATGTTATGTAAATACATAACAAATAAAATGGGGATTTTTATGCATCCAAAAACGGAGTGCAAACTTATCCCCGCTGCATAACTGCGTTTTTACCATAATCTATACTTACCATAGTATGCATTCGTCGAACTCGCGAAATGTGCAACAAAAACGACAAAAACGTCCATTTTTTCAGAAAAAATATGCAGTCCCGTTTTTTCATGTTTTTTCGTGTTTTAAAGCATTTTCGAGTGAATCGTTTTTTTCCCAAAAATTTATATCGCTTATTTGAAAATTGGACATTTATAAATGTCCATTTTTTCAAAGTTGGCCTATTTCTTTTTGGGGTTTTTTCCATGGTCAATTCTGTACTTTTTCTGATTATATTTCTAAACTATAAAATATGTGACGCAATTGAGAACATTCTATATTAGTTTGATGTTACTTTCTGCATTTTTGCAGCGGGGATTTTTGTTGCATCCTATGCATCCTTGTCCCCAAAATGTTGCAGCCAATGTTTTTTGCGATTTGTGCTGGATGTTATGTAAATACATAACAAATAAAATGGGGATTTTTATGCATCCAAAAATGGAGTGCAAACTTATCCCCGCTGCATAACTGCATTTTTCGCAGTATTGCAATACACCATATTACGCAGACATACTATATACAAAATGTACATCAAAATCGACAAAAATGTCCATTTTTCCGGAAAAATATGCAGTCCCGTTTTTTCGTGTTTTTTTGCGATTTAAAGCATTTCTGAGTGAATCGATTTTTTCCCAAAAATTTATATCGCTTATTTGAAAATTGGACATTTATAAATGTCCATTTTTTCAAAGTTGGCCTATTTCTTTTTGGGGTTTTTTCCATGGCCAATTCTGTACTTTTTCTGATTATATTTCCAAATTATAAAAAAGGTAACGCATTTGAGAACATAATGTATATATTCGATACATTTTCATGCATTTTTGCAGCGGGGATTTTTGTTGCATCCTATGCATCCTTGTCCCCAAAACGACACAGACAATTGTAATCGTCAGTTTAACCTATTTGTTATGTATATACATAACAAATAAAATGGGGTTTTAGTGCATCCGAATGCGGAGTGCAAACTTATCCCCACTACATAAATATGATTTTAACATAATATATACGTACCATATTATGTAGCCACAATACATACAAAATGTGCACCAAAACATCAAAATATACAATTTTCCGGAAAAATATGCAGTCATTTATTTTAACTCCTTCGACTACGTCTACGGAGTTTAGTCGCTCACCTACGACCTTGCTTCGCAATGTCTCCGGCTCGCTCCACATGTTTCAAAACAAACTCCTACGGCTCGCTACAAATGTTACCACGACTCCGTATCGAGCAAAAATCGAAACTAAAACGGTTATTGCCACCAATTTTTGCTAGGTGTAGTTGCTGGACGCTTTGTTGTAGATGTA